GCCGTAACTGGGCAAGATGTGGGTCGAAGTGCTTTAATGGGCGCTGGCGCTGGCGCTTTAGGTGGTGCTCTGGGTACAACAGCTATTGGAACTGAAGGTATTGCTGGCGCTACTCCTACTATTGCTACGGCCCCTGTTTCTGGTACTCTTGCTTCTACTGATGCAACTGCCTTTGGTCCTGGTTGGAGTTCTGCTGGTTTTAATGGCGGTGTTGGGGCTGGCGGAGCTGGAACTGCCGGTGACGTATTTGCTGGATATTCTGCTACGGGTTCCGCAGCCGGTACCGCAGGTTCTACTGTAGGCGCTGCCGGTGGAGCTGGCGCTGCTGGTGGAGTTGGTGGAGCTGGCGCTGGTGGAGTTGGTGGTGCTGGAGCTGGTTTCTGGGGTAGTAATATGGGCACAGCCGCTAAATTAGGGCTTGGTGCTACAGCTCTTGGATATTTTATTAACCAAGATAATAAAAAATATGGTACTCCAACAGATACTACATATGAAGGCCCACTAACAGATTTCCACTATAGTCGTGAAAACTATACGCCTTTAACCACAGCGCAACCAAACCCAGCCTATAAACCAGTATATCCAAACTACGTTAAAAACCCATACAATGCTTATGCCGCTGAAGGTGGGCATGTAGTAGCTATGGCAGCAGGTGGTATTGCTGGAGACAACCAAAATGTTGATGGCGCAGGGCAAATGTTTCAAACTAATGGCGTGGCTCAAAACCAAATATACCCACAATCTACTATTAATAGTGACACTTTTTCAAATCCAACTAACGTTCCAATATCACAAAATATAGTATCGGGAATTTCAGACGCAAGTGTAGACCCATATACTGGCGCAGAACGTTTTGCTGGGGGTGGAACTACAGGGGGACAACCAAACATACCGCTACAGGCTATGCCAAACTTCATTACCCAAAATTCAGTAAATACTAATAATGCTTTAACACAAGACTTAGTATCTCGTATGGCTGCACGAAATGCAGCTAGCCCTATGCCAGGACAAACCCCTCCTGTAGCCCCTATGCAACCAGCAGGTATTATGGCAGCGGCTCCACAAACACAATATCAAGGCTATTCAACTCCTACTTTTACTCGACCAACTAATGTAGCCCCTGTGCAGTTTCAAAATCCCGGAGCAATTGTAGGTACTAAAGCATACAACGATAGAATTGCTGCTGAAGCCGCAGCAGAAGCCGAAAGACAAGCTGCTATGTATACTTCTTCTAGCGATGGTAGTTCTAATATTGCTGGCGCTACAGGTGGTTTACCAAAAGACTTTAAACATTATGCAGCTGGTGGTGGTATTGGGCATTTAGGCAGTTATTCAGATGGTGGTCGTTTATTGAAAGGCCCCGGCGATGGCATGTCAGATAATATCCCAGCTCAAATTGGTGCTAAACAACCTGCGCGTTTGGCAGATGGCGAGTTTGTCGTACCTGCTGATGTTGTTAGTCATTTGGGTAACGGCTCTACTGATGCAGGTGCTAAGAAGTTATACGCTATGATGGATAGAGTACGTGCGGCTCGTACGGGTACTAAGAAACAGGGTAAACAAATTAAAGCGGATAAGTATTTAAAAGCATGACCTTAACAATTAGTCACGTAGCCCATCAGCATGTGCATCAAACTTGGCCTTTGGTCGAGCAGTATATTGCTGAAGCTCAAAAGTTTGGTGGCGATGATTACACACTAGACCAGATTAAAGTGTATATAGCACAAGGGTCATGGTTATTGTTAGTAGCAGCAGATGAAGAAGGTAAATTACATGGAGCAGCGACGGTAAACTTTATTAATATGCCGAATGACCGTGTAGCATTTATAACGTTTATTGGTGGTAGATTAGTGTCTAACCGAGATACTTTTGCGCAGTTAAGAAATGTTTTGAAGTCCTTTGGGGCGACTAAAATACAAGGTGCGGCTAGAGAAGCAATAGCTCGTTTGTGGAGTCGTTATGGGTTTGAAGAGCGGTACATTATTGTAGAGACAAAAATATGAGTTTATTAAGATGGAAACAAAAATTATTTGCTGACGGCGGTGTTGCTCGTGGCGGCTCTAGCGGCGGTGGTTCTTCGGGTTCCCCAGCACCTACCCAAACTAACGTAACTAATACTAATATCCCTACATATGCTCAGCCTTATGTAGAAACAATGCTTGGTGCTGCTCAGCAACAGATTTTTAATTATGATGACTCTGGTAATGTAACCAGCATGAAGCCATATACTCCGTATAGCTCTAGTCCAACAGATTATGTTGCTGGCTTTTCTCCATTACAACAACAAGCCCAGTCTAATATTGCTAATATGCAAACTCCTGGGCAATATGCTACAGGTACGGATTATGCTACTACAGCCGGTTTAGGCGCTTTAAGTACTGCAAATACAGCTGCTCAGTATGGTGGGTTAGGCGCTAATTTTGGAGCTAGTGCAGCTAGTTTGGCTCCGCAAGCACAACAATATGGTCAAAATGCTGCTGATATTGGTGCTGTTGGTGGTATGGGTTATGGTGGTATGGGTGCCCAAGCCGGTCAAACTGCAGCTGCTCTTGGTACTATGGGTGGTATGCGTTACGGCAATCAAGGCGCACAAGCTGGTCAACTTGCAGGGGCTATTGGTACTGTTGGTGGTTTAGGTTATGGAAATGCTGGTATGCAAGCTGGTCAAAATGCTGCTGGTTATGGGGCATTGGGTGCGGAGCAAGGTTTATCTTATGGACAAAATGCTACTAATGCTGGAGCAGTTCAGTCTTATATGAACCCATATTTGCAAGCTACATTAAACCCAGCTATGCAGCTTCAGAACCAACAATTTGGGCAAATTAATGCGCAAAATCAAGGACAAGCTACTCAACAGGGTGCATTTGGTGGTGGTCGTCAAGCCGTTATGCAGGGATTAAACCAACAAAACCAAATGCTTGCACAGAACCAACTTGTTGGTAATGCGTATAACCAAGCCTATAATACAGCTAATCAGAATATGCAGACTGCAGCCAATCTTGGTATGCAAGGTACAGCTCAAGGTATTCAAGGCCAACAGGCTGCTATGCAAGGTGCTGGTGTAGGTCTATCCGGTGTTAACGCCGCTCTTGCTGGACAACAAGCAAATATTCAAGGTGCTAATACTGGTTTGGCTGGTGTTAATGCTGGGCTCGCTGGTCAACAAGCGGCTATGCAGGGTGCTGGTGTGGGTCTATCTGGTGTTAATGCTGCAATGCAAGGTCAACAAGCTGGGTTACAAGGTCTTTCTACAGCCAATCAGTTATACGGACAAGGCATATCTGGAGCTAATACTGGTTTACAAGGTACAGCTGCTCAACAAGCTGCATATCAACAACTTGGTGCTCAAGGTACTAATTTGGCTAATATTGCTGGTCAACAAACAGGTACTGAACTTAATATTGCACAGGCTCAACAAGCTGCAGGTGCTGCTCAGCAAGCACAACAACAAAATATTATTAATCAGCAGATTCAAAACTACGCTACTGCTCAGCAATACCCAATGACTCAGTTAGCAAACATGAGTTCTTTATTGCGTGGTTTACCTATGCAAGCAACTACTACTCAGTCTTATCAGGCTGCGCCAAGTTCTGTATCTACATTGGCTGGTCTTGGTACTGCTGGTATTGGCGCGTATAAGTTAGCTACTGCTGCCCAAGGTGGTTCCACTGAAGACATTGTTAAGATGGCTAAAGGCGGTATTGCTAGCGGTGTACCTGCTCCCAAGTTAGATGCAATGCTTGGTCGTTTAGATGATAAACAATTAGCTCAAAAAGCTGACCCAAGAATGAACGACCCACAAACTGCGCAAGCAGCTACAGGGCAACAAGCGTTTCGTAGCCAGATGCGTCCAGCGGGTATTGGTCAAAACTATAACTACCAAGGCGCTGGTGGTGGTATTGTTGCGTTTGCTGAAGGGGATGTAGTAAAAGATGATAGTTCCATTAAGTCTATGTTAATGCAAGAATATAAAACCCCAATGGAAGAACAAATTGCTAAGAACAAGGCAATGCAACCTAAAACTGATTTTGCTACTAAGTATGGTGATATGTTATCTCAAGCTGGTTTGACTACTGAAGCAGATGCTAAGTCTTCTCAGGGTTTACGCTTACTCCAAGCAGGTATGGGTATGATGGGCGGTGCATCTCCTTTTGGCGGTGTTAATATTGGTCAGGGCGTACAACCTGCTATTGCTGGCTATGCACAAGATGTTAAAGAACAAAAACAAGCTAAACTAGATTTGGCTAAACAACAGTTTGAACTTGGTAAATTTGGTTATAACTCTGAAGCAGATATTCTTAAAGCATATCGTGAAGACAAAAAAGCCACTCGTGATGACCTCGTTAAAATTCTTGGTTCTGAAACAGCAGCTGACGCGGCTATTAAAGCTGCTCAAATCCATGCGGGGGCTACTGTTGCTGCTGCGGGTATCAGTGCTGAGAAAGCAAGTGCTAAAGATAAAGCTGGTATTAAGATTGAGTATGACGCATTGGTTGCACAAGGTTATAGTCCTGATAGCCCAATTACTTTACAAAAAGCCCAACAACAATACTTTGCTGCAACTCGTCCTTATGGTGCAACGCAAGTTGCTAGTGCATTAGGTGATAGGATAGCTAAAGACCAAGAACTTAATAACTTATTCAAACAACAACGTACATTAGAGTTTACTGGTACAGATGCCGAGAAAAAAGCCAATGCTGCTGCAATTGAAGCTAGACGCAGAGCAGTTGAAACGGAGTTTAATACGCAGTTAGGTAATGCTAAAAGTGGTGGCGCACAGCCTGTAGTTACCCCTAATATACCTGGAAATACACAAGTACCGGTAGGGGGTAAATTAGTACCGGGCCAAAATGGAATATTAAACTACGTACCCAACCAATAATTAGGTAAAATACAACGATGCCAATCGTAAATATACCTAATGTTGGGCAGGTTAATTTCCCCGACTCTATGTCCCAAGATGCTATTCTTGCGGCCATTCAAAATGATATTCTGCCAACTCAGAAAATATCTGCACAACCAGAACCACAGGGGCAAGTAACCGTATCTGCCGCACCTACAGAAGAACCCGAGAGCACTGGAATAACTGGTGCTATATCAGATATTAATAGAGCAGTAACTGACGTACTTACCCCAAGCCAAGCTAGTTTAGGCGCTGTGGAAAAAGGTTTTGTTGGTGTTAAACAAGCGGCAACGGCAAACCAAATTGCTAGCTTAATGGAATTACAAGCAGCTGATAAACGTAAGTATGGCGAGTTCTACGAGAAAGCTCCTGCCAGCGAATTAGAAGCTATTAGCGCACGAGACAAAGCTATTCAAGATAAGATTCAACAGATAGCTGGATATGGTGAAGAACGTGCAGCTATCGAACAAAAACGTGGTATTAACCCATTACAAAAAGAAATCCGTGCTATGGGTAGCAGCCCAGAGTATGAGAAGCTAGATACGTTTGATAAGCTAAAAGCTTATGGTTCTACTCTGTTAAACAACAAATCTGAAATTCCTGGATACATCGCTGGTATTGGTTTAGAGTCAGCCCCTTCTTCTTTGGTTATGGCTGTACCTGCAATACTTGCATCTTTCTTTAAGCTAGGCCCTACAACTGCAGCGGCTTCAGCAGGCGCAACTTCCGCAATGATGGAGTTCGGTAATACCTACGCTGAGTACCGTGCACAAGGTATGCCACACGATGAAGCTTGGGAAAAGGCTGGAGTTAAGTCTGGTGCTATTGGTTTGTTTGATGCAGCCTCATTCGGTTCTGCGGGTAATGCAGCTCGTACCGTGCTTAAAGATGTAGAAAGAGGCGTGGCAAAAGACGTTGCTAAACAAGTAGGTAAAGAAGTCGGTGTGCAAGCGTTGTACGGTATGGCTGGAGAAACTATTGGTTCCTTAGCAGCTAGCCAAAACTTAGACCCAATTGCAATTATGGAAGAAGGTCTTGGTGAAATATTCGGTGCTCCTGCTGGCGCAGTAAGTACATTTAAATCCGCACAAAAAGAAGCTATTGCAGCAAGACAACCTACACCTACACCTCCTCCTGGACCAGTAGTTCAATCTGCTGAAGGCACTCCAATACCTGCAATGCCTTTAGATACTGCAATAAAACAAACTGCAGCGCAAGCATCAGCGCCAAATATAGAAGCGCAAGTACAAGCCAAAGCAACTGAACTTGGTATACCATTAGCAGATGCACAAAAATTAGTATTAGAGGAGACACAAAATGGAACACAGCAGAGTAATGGAGTTGTCCCCGGAGCAAATCAGCCAAGCGTTTCTGTGCCTCAAGATGGACTTCAGCCCACCGGAGGAGTTACGACATCTCAACCTACAGGATTGGCAAGCCCTGTCGGAGCTACTGGACAACCTGGAGTACGAACAGAGGCTGTGCAAACGAATGAACCAAGTGCATTAAACGATAGAATCCAAGCCTCAGCACAAGTAATGGGTGTGCTTCAACAAGCACAAGAGGGTTATAAAATAGCTCAACAAGAGTACGAACAGACTGGTAAATCCCCTACCATGAAAAAAGTTCGTTCATATATTTTGCAACACTTTACTCCAGCTATAGGTAAGAAAAAAGCTAATGAATTTGCTGACTACTTACTAGAAGAAGGTAATTTAAATTCTAGTGACTTAGGTACATTGCATCCGGCATTTGATGAAACAGTTAGCAAAGTAGTTATTCCTAAAGTCACTACACAACCTACTCCAACTACGGCAGCACCTGCACCTATAAAAGCAACACCAGTTACTCCTGGTTTACAAAGTCTTGACTCATCAGAAAGCCAAAAAGTTCAAAATGATACGGGTACAATGGCGCATACATTGTTTAATACAAATAATGTAAGAACAGATGGAAGACCCGGGTTTGACCAACCCCCTGCGGAAAGATGGCCTTTAATTAATGCTTTTGAAATGGGCGGCAGAGATGCAAGAAATGGATATTCTAAAGGCGCTAAAGATTACAAAAATAAACAAGAAAAACAAGCATATGAACTAGGTCTTAAATACGCAAATGGTTTAATGGCTGGTTATCCTATAGATGTATCAAGCGAAGCTGCTAGTTTACTTACAACCACACCCACAGAAACAACCACAACTACAGCTCCACAAGCAACTAAAGGTAAACGTACTGGTCGTCCAGCCGCCGTATTAACCCCTGAAGAAGCTGTTGCTAAGAAGCAAGCTAAGGCTACCCAGACTAAAGAGTGGAAAGCCACAGACAAACAAATAGCTGCAGCTAAAGCCGTTCTTGAACTTCCTGAGCCGTCAAGAGACGAATTTAAAACTCAAGATGCGTACCTTGATGCTGGCATGCGTTATAGAACTGACCGCAACCAAGCACTAGATACATTACATGGTGTAGCTACTGGCCCTCAACGTTCTGGTAAATTAGGTGCAACCGCTAAGGTAGGTTTGGACCACCCATCTATTACTCCACAAGAACGTGCTAATATTCAAGTACGTGCTGATACAAAAAAACGTGGCATTGCTAAGGTATCTAAATCTTCACAGACTACAACTAGTGGTGTACATAATGATAAGTACTTAGGCTTTAAGACTACTCAGCAAGCTATTAACCATATCCTTGCAAACGGTACAACCTTTGAGCGTTTCTTGGCCCGCCGTTTGGCTCCATTCCTTAAGGATGTGCAATTACAAATTGTTAATGCAGAGAATGAATTACCAGAGTTAAGAACTACAGATGGTACTCTTAAAGATTCTTTCCAAGGTGCTAATGGTGTATTTGGTCAATGGACAAGACCTACTGATGGAAAGACCCTTAAATTCATCTTTTTACGTGGCCCAGCTTTTGGTAATGCTCAAGATTTCCAAGGCACAAATAATACCGTATTCCTGCACGAAGCTTTACATGCTGCAACCAATGCCCGTATTGACGAATACCTACAACTACTTGAGCGGGGTTCTAAAATACCAGCGGCTTTACTAGATGCTATTCATGGTCTAGAGATGGCTATGTTTAATGCACAAGATGCTTTTTTAGAAAAGAAATTATCTGGTGAGCCAGTTGACCCACGCCTTGATGATTTGTTTAACCGTGTTGGCGTGTTTGAAGACTTAAAAGAATTTGTTGCTTATGGCTTAACTGAAGATGTTATGCAACAGTTTTTGTTAGAAACTAAGGGCGAAGCAATTCCTGACCAACCAGGATTCTTTAAAACTTTATTCAATGCCTTTACTAATTCTATTCGTCAGTTATTTGCCATGGATAGAAACCACCAGTCTGCTCTGCAAGATTTAATACTTGTTACTGAAGGTTTATTACAATACAAGCCAACAATAGAAGTATCGGGAGTAAGCGCAGCTCGTCAAAAGAAAGATAAGGTAGAGAAAGTTGACCGTGATGTTAAGAAGGTTATGCTTAGCCAAAAGATACATGAGATTACCGAAGGTTTGGGCGGGGTTATTAGAGACGGGCATGACTTCCAAGATTATAAAGATTATTTAAACTCTAAGCTTAAAGGCATGGGGCAAGATGCTATTCAAGCTATGCTTTATGTATTGCGTACATCTGACATTATCCGTTGGATGGGGGATAAAATTCCGGGTCTAAAAGAGATTGATGACTTTACGCAAAAGATGTCTGCTATGCGTACAAGTATGCTTGATGCCTATGCAAAGAAAACCGATGAATTAGCTGAATGGCTTGTAAGTGGTAAAGGCAATGATAAGTTGTTAGGTAACTCAATGCACCTAGGGCGTTTAAAAGGTGTTACACCAGATGCGCACGCTACCGCTATTGACGCTGTTGCAGCTGACCCTAAGATTAAAGCTATAGAAGCACAGATTAATGACCCTGCTACTGACCCAGTAAAACTACCTTCTTTAAAAGGCCAAGTAACTAAACGTAAGAATGACATTCAAGTTGTTTATGATGCTTGGGAGCGTTTAGGTAAAGTTGAAGGTGGCCATGAGATGTATAAGATGGTACGTCAGTTTTACAAAGATAACTACAACCTTACACGCCACTTACTAGATGAGCGGATTGAGCGCCTACAAGAGTTGCCCGGTGATGTTAAAGATGAGAAGACTCCTAAAGGCCAGTTAATGGCTGAGATTCGCAAGATGCAAGAGAAGGATGCAATACAAGAATACTTCCCATTGATGCGCCATGGCGCAGTTTGGTTGCGTGAAGCGGGTGCTGATAAAGGCTTTATTTTGTTTGATACTGCAGCGCAACGTGAGCTATATAAGATTAAGAAAGCTAGAGAAGCTAATAAATCCGTAGAGCAGATGTTTACTGATAACGAAATGAGTGAAGGTAATGATATTGCCTCCTTGCGTCGCACTAACCATCGTGAAAGCTCAATGCTAAAAAACATGTTTGAGATTGTTGACAAAGCTAAGATGGATGAAATCTCTAGCGAAGAACTTAAAGACCAACTCTATCAAACTTGGTTAATGACTTTGCCTGAGTCTAGTATTCGTAAGCAGTTTTTACACGCAGAAAATGTAGCTGGCTTTAGTGCCGATGTGTTCCGTAATTTTACCGAATCTGCTAACCGTATAGCTAGTCAAATCCCACGCCTTAAATATGCAGACCAAATGGAAGCTGAGATTACCCGTGCAAGGGATAGTTTGTCTGGAAACCCAGAGCAAGCTAAGCTTGGCTTGTTTATTGATGCTGTATCTCGTAGGGCAGTTGAACAGTTAAACCCACCGACACCTAACATACTAGCTTCTTTGGCTACTCGCTACGCATATTACATGTTGCTTACAGGAGCTATGTCTGCAGCAGTTCAGCTAGTAGCTGTACCCGTAATGATTTACCCAGTAATGGCTGCACGCTATGGTGTTGGTAGAGCATCCGCCAAGTTCGCGGCTTACTCAAATATTTTAAATAGTATGGGTTATCAAGCTAAGATGTCGCCTGACCATCTACCTGTTGTCACAATATCTGTAGCTGATTCAACCCGTGTTAAGAATAACAAGACCCTATCAAAAGCTTATGCTGAACTTAAAGAACGTGGCTTGTTTGCATTTACCGAGAATAACCTTCTTTCCCAACGTGGTCGCACTCCATTAAATGCAACCCTTAATCTGCCTAAGAAAGTACTACGTACTACTGCAAATATTATGTCTGGTTTGTTTAGCGGTTCCGAGCGTATCAGCCGTGAGATTGCATCCATGATGGCATTTGAGTTGCACTATGAAAAGACTAAGAATTTTGATGAGTCTATTAATAAAGCTATTGCTGCTGTGCAAGATAATATGGGTCGCTACGATGCAATGGAAAGACCTGAAGCATTTAAATACGCTCCTGTTATTTCTCAGTTCAAAATGTATGCAGCTAACATGACATCTTTCTTTATCCGCCATGCCTATACTTCTACTCAGGTTATGAAGAACCCTAAAGAAGCTGCTGAAAGTATGAAAATTCTTGGTGGTGTATTGATGATGGGCGCTATGTTCCATGGTCTAAAAGGTATGCCGCTCTATAGTACTGTTGGTGCAGTAGTAGAAGCTTTAAGTGACTTAGGTGAGGATGATGAAGAGAAACGCCGTCGCCGTGCACAAAACCCGTTGGTGTATCAGAACGCAGACTTGCGTTTCCGTAGATTCTTACAAGAGAACTTTGGTCCTGTAACAGCAGATATGCTTTATAGCGGTCCTATCTCTTCAATTACTGACATTAACATTGGCTCACGTACATCGTTCGATAACTTGTGGTTCCGTGGAGGCCAACCTGCTAAGACTAATAAAGAAGCGTTTAACAATTTTATATTGGCTAACATTGGACCAGCGGTATCAGGTATCCTAGGTCAAGCTGGTGCATTAGATGACTTTGAGAATGGTCATATTGAACGTGGTTTAGAAAAAGCTTTGCCTGCTTTCTTTAAAAATCCTTTAGTGGCTGCACGACTTGCAACAGAAGGTGCTAAGACTAAAGCTGGCGACACTATTATTAAGAAGGAAGATATAACTATAGCTAACATTTTAGCCCAGGCTGCAGGCTCTCCTCCTACTAAGTTAGCTCGTACACAAGAAGTTGGCTTTGAACTTAAGGGTGAATATATCAAAGCTAATCAAGATAGAACTAAAATTCTGCAACATATGAATGACGCTATCTTGAACAAAGAATTTAATGGTGACAAGAAAGATTTGCAGCCAGTTATTAATCAAATTCGCCAGCACAATAAAAAATATATTGGTATGGAAAAGTTAATGGTTGATGGGGAGGCTATTGATAACACATTAAATGCCGCGTTAGATGCCCGTGCTTTAACTTACAAAGGCGTACGTATTCCAACAGAAGACATGCTTGCTTACTTTATTCCAGTCCTTAAGCAAGGGCAAAAGTAAAAAATCCCCGCACTAGGCGGGGACAAAGAGGGTAGGAAGGAGCTATCTTCCAAGGAAAAGCAGACGTGGTCTGCCCTTATAGTATAACTCAAACCCTCCAGACACGAACTCCTCTGATGCCTTCTTCAATAACAACTTGCATCAAAATCAGCATCTTTAATCTTTTTGCAACACGGCCTATATCCTGCTTAGCCTGCATGCAATTCAAAGCGGGAATAAAAAATGATGTCCCAGCCTTAAAGTTTTTCCAATTAATGTTATAACTCAGTCTCTCTACTCGCATGCTCAATCTCCGGGGCAATTAATCCATCCATATCCAGTAAACCACTAGAACAATCAAATGCTAAAGTAGCTACTGCAGGGGAAGTAATCTTCATCCCTTTAGACATGCGCTTATTCATAGACCCTTTAAAAAACCCACGGGTCTCCAGCTCTTTCAATGTATCTTTATAGTTAGTCTGGCGTTCCACACAATCATGCTTAAACTCACGAGTAATCATGTACATCATTTTAGTATCTGGTTCATAACGGATAAGTAATTCACCCTTAGGCTCTAATGTAGGCAACGAATGTGCTGCGGTACGTTTATCCACATCAGCTTTTACTACCAAGATGTTTTGCATATGACGGTTAATGTAGTCACCAATTACAGCTACTGCGTTCTCTGCAGGGGGTTTAATCTCCTCCCGCATGCCCTGGATAGTCTTACAAGTCCACCTATAAAGCTCAGCCATATCATAGTCATGTAACCCAACCCGCTTAGCAACAAGACCCCCAGCTAAATTACATGCCGCTACAGCAGACCAAAAACGCTCAGGGGGAGTAAGCCTCAGTTCTGTATCAATCCTACGCTGAATATCAAGCATGCACTGTACGGCCTCTTCTAGGTTATTAATTAGCCATTGAATATACATATCTCCAGCATGCCCATAATTCTCTTTAAGCTGGCGGTCAAATAGACGCTTGCCATCCTCGGTGGATATAACATTGTTAGGTGGTATTGTGTACTCAAATAGGCGTAACATCTCTGCGTTTGCCCCTGCTTTAGCATTACCCAATTTCTCGTAGAAGGAAGCGTTTGCACTAGCCAGGGACATAGTCTGCCAAGTAGTGTTATTTTCACGCAGCCTATTGGTTGCCCCTTCCATGCGGTCCTTGGCCCTACCCTGAGACATGCCATAAGCAAGGTCAGAGAAGTCTGCGGGGGTTATATTGGTGATTTCATCAATGGTATAGGGTAGGTTATTCATTACCCCCAAACGCTGCATCTTGGCGTTGTTTGTGTCCTTCCAGACCGATGATAAAGACTCAGGGTGTCCGTATACGCTGTTGCACATAAAGAGCGTTGTTGACTTGCCCGTACCACCAAATTTATAGATGACGTTAATGATTGCGCCTTTAAGCCCAGTAAACTTAAATAGTGGTGCGCCAAAAGCAGTCAGGGCAGCAAAAGCATGCGGCTCTAAACCCGGTAAAGCGTACATATTAAATACTTCTCGCCATGCTTCGTATGTACCCTGTGGTACTAAATGCTGTGCAATAGCCCTAGTCTCGGCAGATGCTGGACTTCCATAAGTACCGTCCTTGCTAAGCTCTCTATCCCCAATGATGAACTTACTATCTTTTTCAGCCCATCCAAATTGTGTTCTCATAATTTCTGATTTCCTTTTATATTGCAGATTTTTAACAAACGCCATAACAAACATGGCTAGATGTTTCATCTGTGTTTGGGTACATGCAACCCCTTTTGTAGCTAGCTCTCTTTTTAGTTCTTCTGGTACTGATATTGTTTCTAATGGGACTACAAACTCTTTCATGCCATCATGCGGCAGGTGAAGTTTCATCAACGCGCACATACCAGCGGCGGGGTCCATCATTAGTTTAAGCACATATATGTCATGCTCATATACACAGATAGGCTCAGCCTCATCCCCAACTGGGGGCAAGAAAATACCACCAGCGGCGCCACGTAAATATGGCTTTGGATACTCAGGTATAACTTCAACTACCCCCTCTTCCACTTCTACTTCATTGTCTTCAAACTTAGCCGCATTAATTTCTGAACTAAGTGCAACTGGTCCAGTAATTTTGCCTTTCCATTTGCAGCCATTGCAGCCGCCGGGATTGTGTTTTTCAAATGTTGCACAAGTATGAGGGCCGCCCTTACCTTCCTTTTGTTGTGTTGCTTTAGCCTCGGTAGCAATTGCATCATAATCAGGATGCTGACTAGACATCATATGAATAGCTACTTGTCTATCCACGCATACATTAGCTACGGTTAATGCAGACCACCATAAAGGCTCACTAATAGAATCTTGATTTTCAAAAGCGTAGTTCAGTTGTTGGCAACCGTTCTCACCACGAATCATAATGTTTTTAAAGCGTTGAATCTTGTTACCTAATAAAGACTTAGTAAACTCATTAAGCTCACCCTTACTAGGTGCAAACTCTATGGGTGTTACCTCAGTAACACCTAGTATTTCTTTAAATTTCTCAAACTCTATAGGCGCACCCTCAGCTACGATTGCTACTGATAATGCAGGTGTTTCTTTAAAGTTAAATGTACCAGGAATCCGTAAAACTCTAGATGCTTCAAACACGGATGGGTCTACATAAAAGTTTTGTTTAACGCATAGGTCCCTAAAGCGCTTAGCTACAGGTTCCCAAATGTTCCGTGAAACAGATTCTGTAAGCGGCCAGTAGACATGTAAACCTCTGCCTGAATCAACAACTATAGGCTGTGGTAAACCAATAAGGTCGCAAAACTTTATAAGTTCTTGCATGCCTGTTGCTTGGTCAATGTAACCATCAGGTCTTCCAGTTTTGGAATTTACTTCTGCTTTAGCTTCGCCACAATCTATATCTAACCAAAATGCTTTAAGCGCTTTTACGTTATCTTGTTCTCTGCTTTCACCAGTTTCAAACTTAGCAAGCCCAAAGAATACATTGCGTTCTTCTGCAACAAACTTTTCTGTTATTTTATTTACTTCATCTCGTGTCTGTACTAGCTTTTGTCTTACAGATTTCCCTTTAATACCGAGTACAGCAAACCATCCCTCTTGGGGTAGCACTGTATCTAAAAGGTCAATCGTTGTCATATATCTTCCAAAGACAGGTCGTCGGGGGGGATTGGTTACCCCCCTTAATGAGTTAAAAACAATTAAATTAAAGCTGGTCTAGTAAACCTTGTATTGCGGGTTCGTATACTTCTTGTGGGTTGTGCAAACCCGTAAACCAATTATATACAGTCATCCGGCTAACACCGATAATTTTAGCAACTTGTGATACAGAAATACTAGTCCGTATACACTCTTTGCCAAGTATTACCCCTAGCTTTTTCTTATCTGCTAGTTTGTTTAGCTGGACCAGCTTTACGCTGTAGCCATGGCTCATTAGTCTACTGCACTCCACGCATTGATTACGTCACCCAAACTCTTTTTATTAGCAGGCGCAACCTCAACTTTTTTAGTAACACGTTTTGTAGGCTCAGAAATTTCTTCATCTGGTTCCATTTGTGTTACAGGTTTTTTAACTTCAGGAGCTGCAATTTTTTTAACCCCATCAGTTTGTGCAACCGTTAAAGTAATTGCATTTTTAGCTTCCAAAGAATCGCCAGCTACTGCCGCTAAGTCCCATTCAGTTTCATTTACATGGCGTACTGGTGAGAACAATAACTTAGGTGTATCGCTATCTGTATCTAAACTAATCTGCGTAACAATTTGATTAATGTTGCGACCATTACCGGCAATGAATTTAATATAACTTTCAAACGGATGTACGTTACCTTCACCTTTACCAAATATAGAAGTAGATGGAAGTTGCAACTGGTATACATCGCCCGTTGGGTCGTTCTCTAAAATAATAGCAACCTTACGAGTGTAACGACATGCACGGGAATTACCATTGCCTGAACCAGCAATATTCTGTGCACAAGTAGCGCATGAATCACTTTGACGTCCTTCGTCTTTAGTATCCGCATGGATACCGTCGTTAGATACGCAAGTAGGTGGAACGATTGCAGTTGGGTCATATTTACCAGCGTAATAAATACGTGATACGCCACGAGCTGCATTAACAATAATTACATTTAACTCACGGCTAGTAATTTTACCAACTTCTTCTCCGCCTACAATCTTACGGAATACACCGCCACGAATTGAGATACGTTTACCACCACCAGCAGTTTTACCTGCAAGGGATTTAGTTAAATCGTTAAGGCCGTTAGCGCCTTGTAAAAACGATGGTACTTCTTGGTTAAATACGGAAATATTACTCATGTTATGCTTCTCCTTGCTTCAAGAATTTTAAAAATACTGTTGCTGCTTTTGCAATTTCTTCGGGTGTATTTGAAGCGCTTGCATTAACTGCCGCACCCAATGCTTGAACCCGCATTTGAATTTCAATTTGCGCGTTTTGTTGTAGCTCTTGCATTGCCTGTTGTTGTGCATCTTTAATTGCAGCTTGCATACGCTCTTGTTGCTCTTGTGTTGCTTCTTGTGCTTCTGACATACTAGCTCCTTCTAACTACCACGGTATATTTTCTATCGACCTGAACTCCCGCTGGCATCAGTTCAGGATTTTCTTCTAAAAACTGCTTCATGTTTGCTTGATGAATTCTTTGTTCTAACAAACCTAAAGCATCATGCTCTTTAATAAATTGGTGCATTGACTCCCAGTCAGTAGACCAGTAACGGGTAGATACTTTACGGATAATTGTACCTGATGCAGTTTTAATACTGGTTGCATCTTGGTCTTTACATAGCTCTAACAACTGCTCCGAAATTGTGTCTAATTGCTCTTGGTACTCTGCCAACTTTGACTTCATTTTTTCTTCTTCGGCTTGCTTAGCATCACGAATTTTAATGTAGATATTTGCAAGTTTTTCCGCTGACATTTGTTCCATTTCCTGCTCCTTTTCGAGCTGTCAGTATAACATGTTTCTTTACTCTGTCCAACTATTATTCTATTTCTTGGCGATATAAATCAATCAATCTTGTATGATTATCAATGTTGTTATTAAGCATCTTATACAGTTTACTTTCTACTTCGCTGCCCTTGATATGTACGATAGTCATAGGATTCTTTTGTCCGGGCCTATTAATACGAGCATTGGCTTGTAGGTATGTTTCTACGCTCATTACAGGGGCATACCAAATAATTACATTTGCAGCTGTTAGGGTTAACCCGTGTGATGCGGCTTGGGGTTGTATGACTAACACTTGCACATTGTCTGTATCTTGAAAGTCTTGAATAATTGTATTACGTTTTGCTACTGGAACTTGCCCGTTGATTACGGCGTTTGTTATACCGTTCTTTGTTAGGTACGCTTGTAATAATTCTATAGTGTGGGTAAAAGGTACAAATACTAAAACTTTGTGGGATGCTTCATCAATAACTTCTTTAACTACTTGTAGTCGGTTAGATACATCAAACTCTACAACTTCTTTAGTATCGGTATAGACCGCACCACCAGATATTTGCAGTAACTTATTAATGCTGGTTGCTGCATTGGCTGAACTAATTTCTTCTCCGGCTGCTTGAATAATCATATCGTTCTTTAGCTTCTGGTAATACTTAACTTGCTGAGCAGTTAGGGGCGCATCACGTTCTACAAAAGTTACATCAGGTAAATCTAAACACTGACTTTTTTCAAAACGAATAGCTGGTTGTAATGCTTGATGTACCACATCTTGTGCATTAGCTTTTGGAACCCAACGATACATGCCAACTTTATACATAACTTGGTCACGAAAAGAACCATAAAACTTGGGTATATTATCGGGGTTAATTAGTTTAGCTAAACCATACGCGTCAACTGGTGATTGTGCTGCTGGAGTACCTGTAAGCATCCATAAGCCTTTAATATCTTTACATAAATCACGAAGTATTTTCCAACGCTCTGTTGTTACGTTTTTATAGGCGCTTGCCTCATCTACTACGATTAGGTCAAACCCACCAGCAGCAATAACATCTTGTACAATAGCCAGCCCGTCAAAGTTAATAATGACAAACTCTGTACCACCTTCAATAATTTTAGTGCGCTTTTTTTTGTCGCCGTAAGCTATATCGCAGGAACGATGGCATGCAAATTTAAATAAGTCATTTTGCCATGCTGATTTCATAATGGATAGTGGGCATACAACTAACACCCTACGAATAACACCTAAATTCATCAGAAAGTCGGCAGCCCAAATAACCGATGCGGTTTTTCCTGTACCTTGTTCGTTAAAACAAAATGCTCTTGGTCGTTCTGTAAGAAATGCTGATGTTATTTTTTGGTGATTAAAAGGTTTATATTGTCCTGGCCAGTCATAGTCGGTTTCAATTTGCGCCATTTTTTGGTTTGTTCTTTTTGATTGTATGGTCTGAATTTCTACTGAAAGAACGGTTTGCACTAGCGGATTTAACCCGCAGATTGCCTTCAGTATTTGCGCCCCCTTTACTAAGGGGCTTGATATGGTCAACATCTTTTCCATCGCCTTTGGTTACTTTTCCTTTTTTAGCTAACTCTGCACGAGCTTTATTCCGTGCGGTTCTATTTTTTACTTGCTCAGGCGCATTTTCGTACGCTGCTGCGTTTTTATATTTGCGGTCTGCTGGGTTCTTGTATGGCATAGTTAATCTCTACGGTTGGAATTGGTTCACCATCAGTTTTTACTGGTATGAAGTCAGGTATGTTAGTAACAAAAGGGTTAGTTTCCCATAAAGGTACTCGCCCATCTTTCTCTATAGATTGTAAAGCTTTTCCTATGGAAAGGGTAATCTCCGTTATCATAGCTTGCTTTTCACGGTCTATTGCCGCATGAATTTCCCTACCTACAATATTGACTACTACCCGTTCTACAATGCGCTGGACTCGTTCTTTTAGTTTATCTTCCAAAATTAAGGCGGCGTCTATAGCTTGATTGTTTTCTACCATGATTTTTTCTCTTTATTGTGCACACACGATTTAACTGGACACCAACCACATAATGGGCCGGATACTGGGTTCCAAATACCACTATGAATCGCACCTTCTAACCTTTTTAAGTCGGGTTCTACTGACTGTAAATAAGATAATTTAAACATAGAAGTATGTTCTTTTTTAACAAACTCTTTACTTACTACAAATACTAGAGCAGACTTAATCGTAACAACTTCTGGGAACTTTAAAAAAACTGCGGCAGCCATATAATCTAACTGTTTAGTATCAGCATACTTTGCATTTTTACTAGTCTTATAGTCAACCAAATAGGCTTCATCCCCGTTAACTATAAGTAAGTCAGCAATACCATGCCACCAATACTTAGGGTCATTAAACTCACAGGTATTGTATTTACCATCTGAAGTCTTTTTAATGCCTAGCTCAATTTCACAATACTTATCTCCCGGAATAGCTTTTAAAGCGTCTAGGGTTTCTAGAATATATGCGTACTTTTCAGGTACCGGTGTTCCTTCTTTAATGTAATCTTCCGCAGCTTTATGAACTTC